GGGAACTTTGATATCGGAGAGACATACCCGTTCGCTGTCTCCAGTTTAGTTCCCCTCTCTCCGGCCTACCATTTCGCAAGATTTTTCGCTTGTAACGGCGCGTTAGGCTTCGCGCCGATGGTCTTCTAACTAACAACTAAACCCGGGGAGAACCCATTTTAGAGCCCGGGCCGCCAACGAGGGTTATATATTCAAGTGGGGAGCAGAACCACAACGTGCAAGTGGATTATCGAACAAATCACTAGTGGGTGAGTGTGGTGGCTGGCTCTTAGCGCCAGTAATAATTGTGTATGGTGCAAAACTAGGCTCAACAACCTGGGTACTAGTGAGTGCAGTGATCTTTGGTGCGGTGGCATGTCCTGGATTTGGCTTGTTTTTATTTTTACCAGCGCCACCTGCGCCAGAGTGTTTTAGTTTTTGTGGTTTAGCATATTTACGGGTAGCGGACATTGTGCTTGTTCCGCTATTAACGCCAGAAACTCCTTGCGATAATTTTCCAGGAGATTCTCCGATGGCATTGGTGCTTCGAGTATCATCTTTTCCGCTGGTCGTTTTTGTATCAAGTTGTTTAACGTCTTGACGGCTACTATGTTGCAATTGAGCAACGGCTTGGCTGGATTTGGTGTTACCAATACTAGCTTGTTTTCCACCAGCATATCCATAAGGATCGACGCCAACCCCTCCGCCATTGAGCGCTTGCTTTCGCAAAGCTCGGCGCTGTCTCCGGGATGAGGTGGAAGACGCAATTGAATCACCTGACTCGCTAGGCTGATAGCTATGTACCGCCATGGCTGAGGGATTGGTTTGACCGCCCCCTCCACTGATATTTGCGAGTCCGTGAACCATTGTTCCCACAGGTTGACCATCCAAATTCTTTGGTGGTTCATCGCCACCAGAATTCGACTCTCCGGTTTTTGATTGATAATAGGGATCGGGGATTGCGCTGCTTCCTGTAAGAGCCCGCAAATCGCTTTTTGGTGGACCTGATGGTGGTCCATCAGGTTTCTGGCTAGCCATATCATCGTTGAGTAGTACTGCTGGTAATTTGTCTTCTGTTCGCGTAGGGACATGTACGGGAATTAGCTTTGTAAGATCTTCGACACACTTAACGTTATCAAATTGCAAGATTAAAAACCTAAGCTCCCCGATGGTTATTCCTGATATTAACTCGATTACATCGAGATAATCATCGGCGTCGACTTGGATCCAGGTTCCTGATTCCTCAAGAGCCCAGTGCCAGTAGGGGATGTCGGCGGGGTCGACGACACCGAGCTCAGCGCCCTCTAATTTCGCAAGCCGCTCAGCCATAGCACACCAGCTTTGCAATATTGGATTGTTTGGGTCCAATGTCACAAGACCGGTAGCCTTATTGGCAAACGCCTGCATGATTGGTATCATTTTATTAGAAAACGTTAGGTGTAATTTACGCAACAATCTTGCTGGATCCTGCAAGCTTTCTAACCCACCCTCAAACAGGTATGGGAACTTCCGCCCAAGGAAACCAACCACTGGATTGTCTAGTGGTCTATGTTCTTCCAGTTTAGCTGACATGCCAAACTCTTTCACGACCTTAGCAAAGGCCCACTTTGGAGCCCGAGAAAACAAATCATCACCACAGTACCCTGCCAGCATCTCCCAAGCTTCCTTCGCTGTTAAACCAGCCTCTCGGAGGGCACAATAATCTATTAAGGCGTTCTTACCCGTATTGCTGTCTGTTGTTCTATCACTACCTGAGGGGTTGGCATGGCCATTAAAATAACGGTAGCCGGTTGCTGTCATGCCTTTCGCATCAACTTCCCGCGTCCACAATAAACGCACCCGATCCTTATATTTTGGCTGGAAAGCTGCCGTATATAGTCTCAGGTCGAATTCAGTTGTGAATTTAAACAGGGTCCCATCGTACTTGTTAAAATCACCCTCCAGGATGTAGTGCTCCTCAATCGCTGGGTGGGGTGACGGTTGATTTGCTACTTCAACCAATCGCTCAGAAATTTGGGAAGGTGTCTTCCCTGGCATATACCATTTCTGCTCTTTCCAAACATCGTACTTGAAAGCTAGAGTGTACTGAGCCAATTCCAAACTATGCTCGACTGGTAGAGTGGATATATTACGAGGTGCTCCAAAACCATTAGTAGGTTCCTTCTTCATAAATGACTTAATATTAACCTTGCTCTGATTTTTAGTATGCAAGCGACCAGTCATAAATGCTGCAACCTGTTCAATCCTCTCTTTCTGTAGGGCCTTCGTCTTGGTAGCCGCGACTTCCTCTAGATCCCATGGGGCCAATGAATCACGCTTATCGCCCAAAATAAAGTTGATTAATTCCGACGAATATTTATAGTACCTGGGGTGTACTTCTGTTATGTTACGAACCTTCTCCACCCGTTCCTGGACTGATGTAGTGTCATTATTTTGGTGTGCCGCTGGTACAGTCACGGGGTCATCGGTGATTGGCTTATGCAAATTACGTCCAACGGTTTTAGGATCTTCTAATGCTGTAAAACCGTCACCGGCCTTATTAATGACGTAATTATCGGCTGGAGTACCTAACTTACCATTGGTATACCGTGTTTCAGTGATTTCCACATACACATCCTTATTCTCCTTCATCCACTGAATTAATAAAGCCGCAGCTTTAACAATATCTAGTTGTTTCATACCAGGCCACTCACGTATGAGTGAACTAGCTGAGTGGATGCTAACCGTGGCTGTAGTCAAACCAAACCGGCTACGTAAGGTGTGGAAACAGGATTCTGGCACATTTATACTAAATGTCGTTCCTTTAGTAGTCATACTAATATACTTCTCTGTTACCTTTTCA